ATTTTAAGTGCAAGGGATTTTGTTTTTTTTGCAATGCACCTTTAAATCCTTATATTAAATCAGATAATCACGAAGTTCGTGGACTTATCAGGAAATATAGACGTATTAAACCACTATGGTTATATAACAATGAAATGTACTATAAGTTTTATAAATATAAATTAAAACGTGTATGTTTTTCCTGTTTTACACATGTTAAAAAACCAAGTATTAAAAATTTACGTTTAAGAGAAATAGGTAAAACTAAAAACACAAACATTACTCCTTTATCATTAAAAACAAAAGATTTTTTATTTTGGTATCAATCTTTGCATAGATACGTTTCAAAGAATTTTAAAAATAGACCCATCATGGTTTATAACGATATTTAAAAAATTGTAAATAATAAGTAACATGCGTGATACAGGCCCTATCATATCTACAAACGCTATAGATAAAAAAGATACAAGTGGTACAGACACAGGCCCTATCATATCTACAAATGCTATATGTAAACAAGGTATAAGTGGTCCAGATACAGGCGCTATCATATCTCTAAACGCTATAGGTAAACAAGATACATATTTAATAGAAAATGAACCCAAAAAATCATTCTTTAATTACGATCCCAAACGTCATTCAAATTTCACAAAGTTTCATAAAAGTACAATCATAAACAAACCAGGAAATGCCTCAACCAATTGGCCTTTTGGCGAATCAATTACCGTAACATTAGATCCACGTAACATGGGCGATCTCTTATCAAACATGTACATTTCAATTGAATTACCAGCATTAACAACAGGTACAACGTTTAATTATTCAGATCAAGTTGGTCGACATATTATTAAACAAATAACCATGCGTGTAGATGATCTCGTTATTGAAAATTACCACGCAGATTGGGGTATCATTTACGATGAACTTTACCTCGATGAATCTGAAAAAAGAACAAAAAGATACACTTTAAATAGAAATTTAGCTGAAGATACATCTACACATTCGGTAAATAAACAATTTTCTAAATATAAATCACGCGTTTTTATACCTATACCCCTTTTCTTCTCAAGAAAATACGAAAGTGATGAATACGAAACAAATAAACCCAACCGACCATATTTTCCAACGTGTGCTATACACAAACAAAAAATACAATTCGTCATAGATTTTTACCCCCAAACATTTTTTACAGATGAAAGTTCAACATTATCTTTGTCAAGTTTTGATATAATTACAGAAGAAATTTCATTAAATTCTACCGAAAGAACTTACATAAAAAATAATAAACACGAATTTATTACCGATATAGTACAAAAACACCCTTCGCTTCTCATAAAAGCAGGTCAACAAGATATTTCTTTAGAACTTGTTCCTAAAGTACCAGTTAAGACACTTAATTGGTTTTTAAGAAATACAACATATGAAAATGAAAATATAGCGAGAGGTTCAGGGTTTACAGATTCTACAGATGACAGGATATATCATTTCCATAATCGATTTAACTTATCATCAAACGTTCTTTATGAAAATAAGAACGAATTTTATTATCCACCTTTATCGAGTGCTAAAATATACATAAATGGTGAAGATATACCAGGGTTTCAAGATACGGATCATAAATACTATAAATATACAGTACCTTTATCGAGTCGTTTATCTAGACCAATTCGAAATATATACACGTATGCATTCTCGATGAATCCGATTAATGTGGAACCATCGGGAAGTTTAGATTTTACAAATTTAAAATCAAACAGAACAAAAATAAATATAAAAATGGTAAATAATTTAACAGATAATTATAACTTACACTTATATTACGTAGGATACCAAACATTTACATTTGAAAATGGGATTATGACACGTGCTTATTAAATAACTGAAATTTGTGCGTTTTTATATAATCTATAATATTGTTTTTTATACACCATCTGATAAAATTTAACTGCGCTACAGTTGTATGAATTTCATCAGTTGTTCCCGGTACTATATAACTAATCTTTTCTGTTCGACAAAAGGGATCAAACAATTTTTTACTATACCCATCTAAACTCGATTTATACGCACAGTGAACACTAAACATTTTACCATCACCCGTTTTATAAGTTAAATTATTTTTTTTAGAATAATTTGTTATAAACCATTCAAGGTTTCGTAATGAAATTCCTCCAGATTTATTCAAAATCTGCGTTAAAACAGTTTTATTCTCTGGTATTTGATAAAAACTATCTATAGACGTTAATAATATATCTGATTTATTCATCTTACACTAAAATTAACGCATAACTTTAAGCATCTTTTATTTACTTATAAACAGTTTGTTTAATAGGTAAATCTATTTCATCATCAGATTCGCTCATAAGTGGTGATATAGTAGATCTATCACTAGAACTAATAGTCGAGTTAGTAGTTGAACTATGCCACGAAGTTAACGAAGGAACGTTATTAATATTCGAATATTTCGCATGCTTTGAACAAAATGGATAATCCCCTATATTTGTTATAGCCCTCTTCATACATATCTTACCTTTAGTACTTGTAATACCACAACACAAATCACCGTTTATTGGTTTAATTTTGTGTGTATCGACAATAAGATCTAAACATGTTGAAATATCAACTAAACCGTTCGTTTCTTTTGTTAAACGCTCTAAAGTTAAACACTTCGCCTTATCAACATTTTTATAAATATCCTTTAAAAACGATATTTGTAATTCGGAACTATAACATTCACAGAAACGACGCGAATCTAAAAGTTCTGGCGTATTAAATTTATCACCAATATCAATATATTTACATCTTTTCACGAGTTCATTAAAAGGAATTTTATACCTTTCAGATATTTTAGTATACATTTTTGCAATTTCACATTTTATGAGTATTTTTTTATTTTTTTCAAAAACCTCGAACGTTTCTGAAAAAATAGATGTTATCATATTATATATTACAATGTATGCTATTTTTTAACTTTATTAAATATATCAGATATTCGTCTTTGTTTAGGATCATAATCACAAAGTCTACTTCGTTTTTCGGGCTTAGAACGCGTTATCAATTCTCCAAATATTTCCTCTTTAGGATCATCAAATAAGGGTTCGATAAGATCACAAACGGGGTTCAAAAACTTATTAAGGAAATAATACGAGTAATCAATTTCCAATTTATTATCTTCCGCATACTTCGGATCTTCCGCCTTTTCAAACGCCTTTGCACGAGGATCCCAGGTTTTACACAGTATATAAGGTACTCTATCACCCGATTGTGGTTCGGAACCGGGTTGGCGTTCACGCATTTTATTACGAACCTGAACGTGTGGTAAATTATCGGATTTATACGAATCACTAAGCTGTTGTGAAAGTATAAGTTTTTCATTAGATACATCACCTTCCAATAACTCTATGGCACGCTGTAAAGCGAGAGCTTTAGGTGTACTCTTATCGTTACTTTCCAAAATAACATCGAGTAATTCTTTACATACTTCACGCATATACGGTGTATTATCACGACGAACGAGTTGAAGACCTTTCACGTCAATGTAATCCATGTTCATGTTACCATCCTTACCTTGCGTCCAAAGTTTTGCTGCATACCTTTTTTTAGAGTATAAAAAGTACGGGTAATATACCTTTTCAAGTTCGAGATTATTCGGTTTCTTAAAAAGTTTCGTACACTCTGCAGCCGCACGTTCACCAAGTTCCCAACTATATTTGATAGCATCCTCACCTTTACGTTCACCGACGTCAAATTCAACCATAACCGAGTCAGTATCTCCATACCTTACCTTTGCACCCGGATAATGTTTCTCGACGTAATTCTTCGTATCCTCTATCATCATTCGGCCTTTCATAGTTGTCGAAGATGCTATGGGTACACATGGTAACATACCCTTAGATGCACCCGTAAAACCGTACACGGAATTCATCGAAATTTTATACGCTAACTGTTTACCGTTATACATTTCCTTAAGCGACCCAGTCGAATTTGCCATATCTTTCTTAGCCTGTTTTCTAAACTGTTTAAGTTCCGATAAAATACTTGGTATAAGACTCGGTACATTTTGAACAAACTTAAATTTACCAAACGTTTCGATCTCCAAATTCGGATACAATTTTTTATTTTCGTAAACGGGATCACGTACAAGTGTTGAATAACACAAATTGTGTCCCATCATTATAGAAGGATACAACGCCTCAAAATCAAGTGCAGTTATAGGCGTATAATACGCCCCTTTTTGAGCCTCGAGTACAGTAGCACCTTCGTACCCATCAACAATACCTTGACCCCACTCTATAGTCGGAACGAGGTACCCCATTTCCCTCGCCTTTTTCGTTAACTGACTAAACACCTTAATTTGTTGTCCTCGTTCAACCAAATAACACAGAGGGACCCACGTCGCCTTTGCCATTTCCAATAGGTTAATAAGTGTACACAACTTAGACAATAATCTATGTGGCAATAAAGTATCCTTAATACAATACTCAGCGACCTCACGTAACTTAATTGGATCCTGCTCCCTAAAACGCGCAAACATTTCCTTCGCGGGCATATCTATTTTTTGATCACCGAGGTACAACTTAGAAACGTTATCGAGTTTATACGAATCGAGTTTATACCCCTTTTTAACCTCGTGGAACAAATCAAAAATGAATCTACCAGGTAAAGGTAAAAGTTTCAGTTCGTTATCACCCAAAGCGCTCGAAGATAACTTTTTAACTTTCATTTTACATTCATATCCCTTAAGTTTACTTAATTCGTAAAATTCTTGTGAACACCCAACCATATCAGCACGTTTCATTATATAATCCATATCGAAACCAAATATGTTCCAACCTGTGATTATATCGATATCCATTCGTACCATATATTTACCAAACGCCTCGAGCATTCCCCTTTCTGAACTATAACTCAAAATATTACAACCCTCCAAGTTGGAGTCGGTTTTCTTGTAACAAAAACACGTTTTATCGTAAGGTATATCGGTACCAAATGTACACAGTGAAACGGCTATCTGAAAACAACAATCACCCGGTATTTCAGCATCAGGAAACTTACCAGTTGAACTATTACACTCAATATCCAAAGACGCAACTACGAACGGTGCCGTCTCAGGTTTATCAACAGGTTTAAGCACTTTCCAATTTTTACACATTAAATCCAAACTTGTATTTGCATAATTTGCATCAGAACAAAGGTCCCCAGAATCTAACCAACCCGTTGATTGAATACCCGTTATATGCATCAACCTCAGGACCGGATCCAAATTCGATTCGTATAGTTTCATCTTTACAAATTCGAAATTGGGTTCATAATAAGGTTCACCTTCGAGTCTCGGCTGCGCTTGTTCATAAACTTTCAGAGACTGTTTAAGTGTATACCCAGCCTTACGACGATTCGCTAACGTTTCAAACTTTAACTTCATAAAATAAAATTTTCGACTATTCTGAAATCCCCAAACGTCCATGGACGTTTGTATCTCGTAACTAATATTTAAACCAGGACACGCTCGACAAATACTTTTAAAATAGTTTTCAGCCTGTACTTCATAATCATCCGTAGGAAGTTTTATAAAAAAGTACGGCGAAAACGCAGTTGTCACACACACGGAACGACCTTCGCTCGTTTTACCGAAAATGTGTATTAAATGCTCGTCATCTCGGTCTTCCGTTTCCCAGGTAAGAGCTTGAAAAACAACCATTTTCTTTTATTACGTTAACGCTCAATTTTTTTAATATAGTATATTAGTAAAATATGTCAGCTGCTTTGATTGACCTCGTATCGGTCGGTGCCCAAGATGTGTACATCACAGGCGACCCACAAGTCTCTTTCTTCAGACAAAACTATAAACGTCACACTAACTTCGCTATAAAACCAGAACGTCTCGATTTTATCGGTTCGGCGAGTAATGGTAATGAAATATCTATTCCAATAAAGTCCAAGGGGGATCTTTTAAGCTATGTTTGGCTTGAAGGTAGTAATATCAATTTGCAAGGTAAAAGTGATACAGGTCTCTTTTCTGCAGAAGATACTACAGTAACCGATTTCTCACTTTGGATCGG